GACGAAAACGTCAAAATATAGCTAAATTTGATATTTTACAAAGTGACGAAAACGTCACTATAATAAAAGCAAGAAGTGACGAAAACGTCACAAAAAGAAAACAAGGAGGCATACAAATAATGAGACATATTGGTGTACAAGTAACTATGACGTGGCTAGATTTTAATTTTTGGGAAGGCGCAAAGGACACAGTGAGTATTCTCATAGACTTTGACCTTATAAACACTGTGTGGGACAGATTGGCAGAACGTATAGAGGATAAATACGAGGAGGTCTCTGAAACAGATATAAACGATTTCTTCTGGTTTGAAACTGACTATATCGCTCAGGATTTAGGATACAAGGACTGGGAGGCACTCTTGGCACACCTCTATGGTTACGAAGAAGAAGAAAGCGAGGAGGCAGAAGCATGAAAATGACAATCATAGGTAAAGGAAGACGCATTAATATTGATATCCAACTCACACAACTAGGAGAACAGAAGCCTTATTTTAGCATAACAGCAAACGTATATGAAGCGACAGGCAAAAGAGGACGACCTACTTTATTATGTAGCGGGAGCTGTCATGAGCAAATACAAGCAATAACCAGCCATTTTGATGATGTAATAGCACTGCATTTATCAGATATAAACGGCGTACCAATGCACGCAGTAGCTAATGGAGCTTACTGGATGGGTAACAGTAAGTATCAGGGCTTTGATGCAAGTAAAGCAAAAGCGCATTTCCGTTGTAATAATGAGGAATTAAAAGAAGCCTATAAAGCAATGAAAGAAAATAGATTAGCGGACTATGTAAACACTACTTTTGTACCTCGTTGGAAACAAGAAGCTGATGCAGTTATCCAAAAATATAAGCTAACTATTAAGAAAGAAAGATAAAGCCATTGTGTCTTGTCGCTGACCTTTAGGGCAACCTAGAGGTTAGCAGAGAGGATACAACCTCTATAAAACAGTCAGAGGAGGAAATTATTATGACAAACGAGGAACGCAAAGAAATGTATCAGGAATGGGAAAATTTTGTATTTGAAATTTTTTGTCAAATGAAGAAAAATGACGGCCACGACAGCCGCTGTGCCCTTCTAATAGAAACAATTAAAGACCTAGGGGAATATATCAGGTTTGATACAACAGCCTTTATTGAGGCTATCTCCAAGTATGATAAAGAAGCTTGTAAACCTGATGTTGAGCCTAAAGTGGGTGGAATTTATCGGGTAACACATGACGTTTATTTTGGTGATGAAGTTTGTTTATGGAAAGGCGATATTGTAAAGATAATAAGCAACTTCAGGAAGGTTTCTTATGAGGTACAAAGTCTTATGCCTATTAAATATGATAACGGCAAATGGTGGCTTACCCTAGGTTGCTTAGAGGAGGTATAAGTTATGAAAAATGAACGTAGATGTAAACACTGTGGAGGTAGCGTTGAAGCAGGCTTCTGCATAAGGGACGGCGAGGAATACTATTGTAGTCCTGATTGTTTAGAGACAGTCTATACAGAAACGGAGTATGTCGAACTATATAAAGCTGGTGAAGCCTATTGGACTGAATGGGAGGATTGATTGATCTATGAAAGACAAAATTATCATGGTTCTTGTCTTAGCTAGCCTAGTGATTGACTGGGACACAACTTTAAGGAACTTCGGGTTATAAGCGTTGTCTTGCTAGTGCCTACAAGCTGACTTGTGGGCACTATGGAGGATAACTCCAAGGGTTCCATTTTGGCACCTAAAGAATGACTAAAAAGATAACAGGAGGAATGATTTTATTATGAACAACACCAACAAAATTCAAGTATTCCAAAATGAAGCCTTTGGACAGGTCAGAGTTATCACCAAGGACGGTGAGCCGTGGTTTGTCGGAAAAGATGTAGCGGAGGTACTCGGATACAGTAATACGAAAAAGGCTATCAATGACCATGTGAAAGAAAATCACAAGCTGGGGGAACGAATCGTTACCTCAGGTCAGCGGCGAGAAGTAATTATCATCGACGAAGCAGGTTTTTATAGCTTAGTCCTGCGGTCAAAACTTCCTAGTGCTGAAGCTTTCCAAGAATGGGTAACCTCGGAAGTCCTTCCGGCGATCCGCAAACATGGTGGTTATTTAACACCTAGTTTAACCGAAGAAGCCCTATTGAATCCCGACACAATCATAAAACTTGCCACGGCACTCAAAGAAGAACGAGCGAAAGCCGTAAAACTTAAGGCCGACAAAGATTATCTAAGCAATCGCTTAGAAACCACAATAGCACCTCACCTCATCAAGAGGCGCAACCGTAAAACATCCAATGACTGGACGATAACAGAAGTAGCTGAGCTTTACGAACTACCTCGCACCCAGTTATTCAAGAAACTTAAAGAAATCGGATGGCCTGCCCAAGTAGATGGTAAAGGTATGCACTATCCAACTATGAAAGTCCCCGAAGGAAGCCTATACATTGAAGTATCTGCCTACCAAGGACACCCTCAAGAACAAGTCAAAGTCACTAACTATGGTCTCAAGGTAATAAAACAACAACTTACAGTATCTTTTTAAAAACAACCAGCCTTAACTAAACATTTGTTTTTATTAAAACTTCGTTTTAGTCGAGGCTGGTTTTCTATTGCCCTTGCGTCAAAACATACGTTCGTTATAATAACCTTATGTTCGTATTTATGTTCGATTTATTAAAAGAATATTACTAACAGAACATAAATTTAAAGGAGGAACTATCACATGGAAAAACACCCGCTTTACTTTGAAGAACTGGAATTGGAAGCCCGCTACAAAACCTTTGGAGAACAAAAGCTTCGCCAAGTATACGACAAGGCAAAAGCCGAGGGACAAGTAGGCACAACCACACTAGGTCAAAAGTTTATCGCACATCAATACAGCGCAGTCTTTGAGGCCGTCAAAGTATTCGTTGAGGGCGCATTAGCTCCCAAACGAGGAGTAAAGCCAGCCTATGTAGGTATCCTTTTGGAGATGTCGGAACTCTACAGGGACGAAAAAGACCAGCTTTATAGCCTGCTCACCTTCTCGCCCTTCTCAATCCTTATGAACAATCTAATGAAGCGCAAAGACCTCTTTCTATCCAATGTTAGCCAACTCATCGGCAAAGAAATTCAAGACGAATACAACCTTACCCACTACCTCAGTAAAAATCCGAGCCGAAATGTTGTTGTGCTAAATGGCATAGATCAACGCGTCCAAGGTTTTTATCGCAGGGCCTACGCACTCGCATGGATGAAACGAGACAACTACCAAGCTCCTAAGTGGAACCACCAAGACCTCATGCAGTTCTCGGCGTGCCTCATAAATTTAATTGTCGACAACACAAGCTATTTTGAATACTGCCAGCAAGGTGCTACGTTAAGCGTTCAACCAACACAAGCTTTATTAGATGCGTGGGCGACAAACGAAGACAACGCTATAAGCAATGCCTATCGACTCTGTCCTACAATCATCCCGCCAAAACCGTGGGAAAGCTACGAGGAAGGAGGCTACTACGGCGAACTCCAATCAAGCACCTCCCTACTGCGTCTGCGTGACCAACGGACAGCCTTTGGCAAACGTTATCTCAAAAAACTAGGTCAAATGGAACTTGCTAGTGTCCGAAAGGCCATCAACAGTATCCAAGCCACCCCTTGGAAAATCAATGCTAAAATCTTAGAAGTAATGCAACGAATAGTAGAACTTGGAGGAGGACGAGCAGGTATCCCCTACATCAATGAAGCCCCAAAACCAATGATACTCCCTGAGAACCCCTCAGAAGAACAACTCAAGGACTACCGGAAGGTAATGGTTGGTTATTACAAAGACGAAACTAGCCGTAAAAGCCTTGCACTGAGAGCCATCGGAAACATTAAGACAGCCGAAGAATTCTCCAAATACGACCAAATATATTTTCCTTGTAACATGGACTTTCGAGGGCGAGTCTACCCACTGCCCTCCTTTAGCTTCCAAGGGGACGACCTTAATAAAGGTCTCATCCTCTTTGCTGACGCTCCTGCCTGCGAAGACATGGAAGATATTGACTGGCTCGCTGTCCACGGAGCCAACTTAGCTGGTGTCGATAAAGTCAGCTATGATGACCGCAAGCAATGGGTCAAAGACAACGAACAGGACATCCTTGCCTCAGCCATTGACCCGCTCGGGCACACCTTTTTGATGAACCAAGACGAACCCTGTCAATTCCTAGCGTTCTGCTTCGAGTGGCAAGCATGGAAAACTTGGGAAACTGAACATAGCAGCCCTAAAGGCTTCGTATCTGGTATCCCTATCGCTTTTGACGGAACCTGCTCCGGTCTCCAGCACTTCTCAGCAATCCTTAGAGACCCTGTAGGCGGTGCCGCTGTAAACCTCCTACCCTCCGACAAACCCAACGACATCTATGGTGTTGTAGCAGCAAAAGTAAATGAAACAATCACCCAAGACCTAAAAACAGGCACTATAGACGATGTTGTCGATACCAAAATCAAATTTGGCACTAAGACCCTCGCCCAAGTCTGGCATATGCACGGCGTCACTCGAAAGGTAACCAAACGCTCCGTAATGACACTCGCCTACGGCTCAAAAGAATATGGCTTCCGAGACCAAATTTACGAAGACATCATCAGTAAAGATATGCAGGAACAGAAAGAAAACTCCGTATTTTCAGATGCCAACTGCTGGCAAGCCTCTGCGTACATGGCAAAGCTCATCTGGAACGCCGTTAGGACAACCGTAGTTGCCGCTGTAGAAGGAATGAAGTGGCTCCAAGACTGCGCCAAACTCGTCACTAAAAAAGGCCAAGTAGTAACCTGGACGACCCCTATGGGTCTCCCTATACAGCAAAGTTACATGGAGTGTGAAAGCCGACAAGTACGACTGCGCTGCGCCGGAAAAAACATTCGCCTCTACAGCCTAAATATGACAGGCAACATCGACAAAAGAGCCCAAGCTCAAGGTGTCGCACCAAACTTCATACATTCTATGGATGCTAGTCATCTGCAACTCACCGTCTGTAATGCTGTTGATGCTGGCATCCATCATTTTGCGATGATACACGACTCTTATGGAGCACCTGTAGCCCAAGCAAAGCATATGTATAAGGTAGTCCGAGAAAGCTTTATCAAAATGTATACAGATCATGACGTCCTTGAGAGTTTCAGGGATGATATGAAAAAACTTTCCGACACCAAATTACCAGACTTCCCTGCTCGTGGAATATTAGATTTAAACGAAATCATAAAAAGTAAATACATCTTTTCTTAATTGTTCCACATAAGTGAGAAAGAAATCCAAAGGATAACCTAAGGATTACTCCTACTGTTATTCAGTAAATAGTAATATTTAAGGATGTCCTTTAGTCTTTCTATAAATTATCTTAAGGAGGAATTAAGTAATTATGAACAGACAAGACTTTGAAAGGTATATTGAGCAAGGAGGTAGGCTGTTTGTCGTCACCGATGGCACAGAATTAAATATCGACGAAGGAGAAATTGTCGAATTAAAATTTGATGATGATTCTAATTGCCCTGCTTTCTATTATCCCAACCAAGAGCAACGAGACGAGGATACTACTAGTAAATGGCGTTATATAAACTTAAAACGTCTCAAACCTTACATCCAGCCACAACCAATAGAAAAACACTACGACACCTTACATCAACCAATAGAAACCATGCAAGCCAATATGACACCCGAAGCATTTCGTGGTTACCTGCGTGGTAATATCATCAAATATACGTGTCGTATAGGACGTAAGGATGGCGAAGGAGAGCTTAAGGAAGCTAAGAAAATCCAAGACTACGCAAAATGGCTCGTTGAGAGTCTTGAAGGTAAAACTATTAACCCGAGAGAGGTAGGTAAATAATTATGAGAGAAATTGATATTTACGTCGGTCAAAAATATCGTGTTAAAGAAGATGTAGCATCATATATTAAGCGTGGTGCTGTAGTAGTCATTAGAAAGAAAGATGGAGAGTTTTATCGCGTACAAGATCTATCTAAAAATAAATATTTGGATGGTGGCTGGTGGCTACATTACACACGCTTAGAACCCCTCAAAGGTATCGACCCTGAGGAAATCAAAGAGGGGCTTAGAGTTCACCATAAAGAGTGTGGGAATGGTACTGTAGCTACTGTCTCTACTAAGCTCTTTGTGATTAAATGGGATAAAAAGTCATCGACGCAAAATATATTTTCTCGTGGAGGGCACTTTTCATGGGACAACAAACGTCTTTGGAGCTGTGAAGAATTAACCATTCTTAATGAAAAAGACTCAGCAT